GTGGTTTTAGGCCACCCTACCTCGCGGTAGGGCCAGGGAGCAAGCTCCCGCAGAGGCGATGCCTCCACGGTTGCTTTGCCGCAGAGGCTTACGCCTCAGACTCCATTAATAAGGAGTCTCCCACCTGATCTTGATGCCGACGGTATCAGGACGTCCTGAACGCTCAAGGTGCTCTTCGTCCTCCTGGAACGGAAGGACTAAGCACTTTGTAAGCGCGCCCCACTCGCCAACTTCGTTAGTTGGCACTCGGGACGACTTCACTACCCCTTTAACGAGAGGTTTGTGAAGTGTCGGGTGAGTGCGCTCCTCCTGATAAGGGAGGAACGACTTCCGGCCACAAATGGGCGAATCATCAGTAACAATCGGCATAGGAATCTTTAGAATCCTAAGCCAATCGTCACAAAACCTCGCTGCCTTCCAATAGCCTCTCTCGAAGAGAAGGTTTCGGAAAGCAATGAAGCTGATGATGCCTTTAGCGTCAGTGCGATTGGGAGGCAGGAGTTCCCTGAGCTTGACGTAACCAACGTCATAGCCAGCAAAGAACTCTCCTCCACAAGACTCGCGGAAATTCCCTTTCCAAAAAGTCTTGCTCGAGTTAACCTTTAAGCCTATGGCTTCAAGAGACTCGACGACGCATTGCACGTGTTCTACTGGGACAATGATATCGTCCCCGTAGACTCGCACCGTGCCTTTAAGGGCTTGAAGATCCTTAAAGGTGAGGGAACGATTGAGCGATCTCTGGACCCCCACTAGGGCCGCGGTCAAAAAGACCATGGCCTCAACAGGAAAACAGAGTGCTGAACCCATAGACGCGAATTTTGCAAGACGGATTTTACGTCCGTCTGGCAAAAGGGCGGTCCGAGACCTCGTTGCGTCAATAGCCTGGGAAACCCAGGACCATCTAGCAAAAAGGTGTCGTACTAGCTCATTAGAAACGCGATCCGAGGCGTCTTTCAGGTCAATGGTAGCAAAGTTACCACCATTTGGCTGAGATCCCGATCTGGCCAGCTTTTGACTAGCGTCTTGGCTGGTGAATCCCAACATATCGTTCGTGGCTCCTTCGAGCCAAGGAACGAGTTGAGAAGCGATCGCTTGCTGCATATACTGCATGCAAGTCGGCTCTACCGCGATTACTCGTGGTGTTTCTAGCGTTTTAGGAACAAGAACAACCTTAACTGGTCGTTCTTCTCCAGGTTCGAGGAAGTTAACATCTTGGAAGGCATGGTAATGCCTCCAATTAGGGAGGACGTTATCCCCGAAAGGGAACAACCTCTCTAGCCGGTCTGGCCACTCCTTCTGGCTCCACTTTTTATTTCCATGGAGTTTGTCGGCAGTGGATCCTGGACCGTGATGCGGCGTAAGGTCGCCCTCATAGATAACCTTATTCAGGTCATCTAGAATTGGACCATACAGTAGACGGAAAACACGAAGAAACTCACCATCAAGGTGAGGAAATCCTTCGCGGTCCCATCTTTTAACTTCCCGCTCACAATCGACATAACGACGCACAGCAGCCGCATCCCGATCTGGGGTGCAGTTGAGCCGTATCTTCGCGAACATCAACGTTAATTGACGTATCGCTTGGACAGCAGCTGCCTGTCCAGGGTACCAGGTACCCTGGAACATGCCTGAGTTATAGTCGATCAATCGACCCGTCTTTCGGTCGAAGAGAAGCCCGAGTAAACCCTGCAGGAATGCAGGCAATACTGATGATCCCGAAGCTCTTTTGAACTTGGGAAAATCTTGGCGGGTTACCGATCCTTTCTCGAGGCACCTTTCGAGCGCCTTTCCAAAGGTAGGTAGGGTTATCGTCAAAAACGACAAACCTTCCTCTTCATACCGGCGCTGTACGTACTCAAAATCCCTGGCCATTTCGGCGTCAGGATCACGAGTCAAGTGCAGCGTGGTGCCAGTGCAGCAATCAGCGTACGCGTCTGCGCACGCTACTTTCCAAAGAAGCAGCAGGCTTTTCATGGTGGCCCTTTCATGATGATAGGGTTCCCACTCCTGGCCATGCTTGCTATTTGGGCCTTTGTGGCCTTTCGGCCAGGACTGATTAAACTTCGGCGTTTAGCCAACTAGTTCCGAGACCATTGACTGTGATCACGGAACTTGTGGCATCAACTACCAGGCGAATCAGTCCTTGGAGGTCCGCCTCCAGCGCCATCATCGAGTAGTAGCCCGTCGGCACATCGCAAGCCAGCCAAAGGCTGGATCGCGATGGCGTCAGGTTGCTACCACCAAACGGTGGCGTAACGTAGGCAGTACGGTCCAACCGCAACAGCGACTTCTGGCGAGTGTTCAGCGTATGTGATACGCTGATTGACACATCGTTCAGTTCCGGAAGATCCCCGGCAGTTTGGTCTCCGCTCGAAAGCGCGAGACTTCGCTGAAGGAATCGACTGGAGTTACCTGAAACCGAGATCTTCGGAATCGGGTACTCGTCGGTAAGCGGAGCAAAGGTAATTGGATCAGCAAACATGACACTTCCTTGTGGGTGTAAGGTTCTCAGCCCCTCCATGATTGGTAGAGGCTGCCAGAGGACCATCCCCTGGCGCATAAGAATTGAATTTCTTATGTAGCTATCTAGTGATACTCCACCAAATAGCAGATTTTCGCTCTCTAATGAGGGCGTCTTTGCGGCAGGCTGGACAAGCCTAACGCACCTGCTATGGACCACTGGAACGGCGAAATGTCGTCAAAGTTGGTTCCAAAGCCGAAAGGAGTTGCACGGAAACGCCGTCTATATTCATGTCCAAAGACGACGTTCGTGGACACGTAAGCGTTACCTTCAGTTACTGGTAACGTTCCGGTCATCCGGTGGTGGACTTCAGCCACTGTGTGTTCCATCACGTAGCCATACCGGAGCAACAGGTTGTTGACGGCCATTTGGGAAATATTGTGAACAATATCCCCAGTATTTGCAAACCAGTCAGCAGCCCATGACCAAGGAGCCAGGTTCCAAAGTACCTCAGG